CACCTAAAAGAAAAACTAAAAGAAGAACTAAAGAGCTATATTGATAAATGTGAACTTCCAGAATACAAAGCAGTGTTGACTTATGGATATGATGCTTGGATGAACCATATGGATTCAACATTCCAGTACAAACGAAACGCAGCAGAAGATGAACTTGTTAGGTCTACAATGATACTAGATGAAAGAAGAGGTGAAAATTTCCTATCAGTAAATCCTCAGTATAAGGAATGGTTTGGAAGTATAAGAGATAGACAGAGAGGTATACTAATATGAAACAGTTAGATAAAAAAGATTGGGTTTGCCTACAACCATTCAATTTCTCAGAGATATTTGATGAAGGTATGTTTATGTGCTGCCCTGACTGGCTACCAGTTGACTTAGGTAATCCTAATCATATATCTGAAAACTGGCAAAGTGATAAAGCTAAAGAAGTTAGAGAGTCTATAGTAGATGGATCCTATAAGTTCTGTAATGAAGATAGATGTCCTAAACTAAAAGGACTAAAGGAAGGAAGATCCTCTGGGTTTATGAGAAAAAAGGACTTTCTGGAAAAGAAAGATTACTATGATAAACTTCAACCAGAGAGTATAAAATTTAACTTTGATAGATCTTGTAATTTAAAATGTCCATCTTGTAGATTAGATTTCATAAACTACGATGGAGATAAAAGAGAAAGAACAGAAGAACTTATCAACAATATAGAAGAACAACTTGGTAATGGACTAAAGCAAATAGACTGTACTGGTACTGGAGATCCATTCTTTTCTAGAACATTCAGAAAATGGATGATGTCTTTTGACCCTACTAAGTATCCTAACTTGGAAAAAATACATTTACATACAAATGGTACTTTATGGAATAAGTCTAATTGGGATAGAATGAAGAATGTACATAAGTTTGTAAAATCTGCAGAGATATCTATTGATGCTGCTACTAAAGATACTTATGAGAATAAAACTCGTATTGGAGGTAAGTGGGAACCAATGGTTGCTAACCTAAAGTATATTGCTAGTTTAGATACTATTGAAAAAGTAACCTGTTCTTATGTTGTTCAGACAGACAACTATACAGAAGTTTTAGATTTTTACAATCTTATCAAAAGTATATTTGAAAACTCAAACATATTCTGGGGAGTACAGTTTACTAGAGTAGTCAACTGGGGAACATTCACAGAAGAAGAATATAAAGATGTAAATGTAGGAGATCCATCTCACCCACTATTCAATAGTCTAATGGAAATATTTGATAGAGTACCTAAAAATGAACATATATCTCATAACCTATATACTGACAAGTGGAAAAAAGTGCTATAGTCATTTCTGGATACTTACATGGATTGAGTGATAATATATTACCCTTCTTATCTAAGAATATAGACCTCTATGTACATACATGGAAAGGTAAAGGTAATGATAGGTGGATTAGTAAACTAAATAGGTATAAAAGTTTAGTCAATACACTAAGAGTAACAGTAGAAGAACCAGTATACTATGATTCAATAAGGAGTCTCTTTCATTCAACCTATGTAGGCTATCAGATGATTGATAAACCTTCACAGTATAACACTATAATAAAATTCAAACCAGATATTGATACTGATATTATTCCTTATGACTTTGATGTAGAGAAATATTACTATGAAGCAAGATTACAGTGTAGACCATTATTAGATGAGGTAGAATATAAAGATTGTATATTTGGTAGAATACTACATAAGACATTAGATGAAAGAATATTTACTGCTCATCCTAATGCCTGGAAAACCCTTTTTAGTAAAGAGTATGATACCTTTATTAGATCAATAAACTCTGTAAACTATGAGTTGACATCAAAGCACAGATCATATGAAGGTTCACTACTATGGACTGAGTATATCCAAAAAAGTAAACTAACACTAATACAGGATACTACACTGCAACTAAAAAATTGCAAAATGAATGAATCGTACAAACATTTTGACTAATCTACTTCCTATTTATTACTGTAGGAATAATCCCGATACGGGAACAAGTTTACGATTACGACAACATATTTATTATTAGACAAAACAAAACGTAAAATAAAATGGCAGAAACTTTAATATCTCCAGGTACGTCGCTAAGAGAAAATGACATTTCTTTTTTAGCTCCTGCCCCACTAGAAGCTGGTGCAGCTATCATTGGACCAACAGTAAAAGGACCAGTTGAGGAACCTACTGTTGTTACCTCTTATAGTGACTACTCAAACATTTTTGGAACAACATTTGATTTAGGAAGCAATTCACAAGAGTTTCTTACTTCTATTGCTGTAAAGTCTTACTTTGAGCAAGGTGGTAACTCAGCATTAGTTACTCGAGTAGTAACAGGTTCTTATTCAGCAGCTACATCAACAGACGTAGTAGCAGAAATAGCTAACTATACTGGATCAAAAGCTCCTTTTCAACTAAAAACATTATCCAAAGGTGCTCTTCAGAACACCGCTACAGGATCAGCTTCAACAGCAGCAGCCCAAAACTCTGATGGTTCATTAGTAAATGGTTCTGCTGATAACGTAAGATATGAGATTGCCAATATCAATAAAGATCAAGGTACTTTTTCACTTCTTATTCGTAGAGGTGATGATACTAAGACTTCTAAAATTATTTTAGAGACATTCAACGATCTTTCACTTGATCCTAACTCAGGAAACTATATTGAGAAAGTAATTGGTAATCAGTATTACACTAAAGCCAATGACGGAGATATTACTTACCTCAACCCAGTAGGTGAATATCGTAACTTATCTCGTTACGTAAGAGTTTCTTCTGTAAACAAAACAATCAATTACTTAGGTACTGATGGAGTAACTATCCAATCAGATACAAATGGTAATAACTACTCAGGATCTTTACCAGTAGCACAATCTGGTTCATTCTACAATGCAACAGGAGTTCAGAATGAGAATGGAAACTTCTTCTCTGACATTACAAATGGTAACACTCAAGGTTTGACCGGAGGTGATTATCAAGATGCAGTTAGAATGATGAGAAATAAAGATGAGTATCTTTACAATATTATTTCTGCACCAGGTCTTATCTATGAAAATGGAGAGCATAAGGCTAGATTAGATGAAATCATTTCTAACGTTCAAGAAAGAGGAGATGCTATTGCAGTTATCGACTTAGAGAACTATGGAGCTAACACAGCTAACGCAGCTCAAACAGCTGCTACAGTAAATAACTCATATGCAGCTGCTTACTGGCCTTGGTTACAGACTCAATCAGGAAATGGTAAACTAGTATGGATTCCTGCATCAACAGTTATTCCTGGAGTATATGCATTTACAGATAATGCTGCTGCACCATGGTTTGCTCCTGCAGGTCTAACAAGAGGAGGTATTCCTAACGTTATCCAAGCAGAGAGAAAGCTTACAAGAGCACAAAGAGATACATTATATGCTGCTAATGTAAACCCAATCGCTACATTCCCAGGAGCTGGTATTGCAGTATTTGGTCAAAAGACATTACAGAAAAAATCTTCTGCTTTAGATAGAGTAAATGTAAGAAGATTGTTGATCGAGTTGAAAAAGTTTATTGGAGATGTTTCAAGAACTTTAGTATTCGAACAAAACACTATTGCTACTAGAAACGGTTTCTTAGCAGCAGTAAATCCATACTTAGAATCAGTAGTACAGAGACAAGGTCTTTACGCTTTCAAAGTAGTAATGGATGATACAAACAACACTGCAGATGTAATCGACAGAAATCAATTGATCGGTCAGATCTTTATTCAACCAGCTAAAACAGTTGAATATATCTTACTAGACTTCTCGATTGAACCATCTGGAGCTACATTTGGCGCATAATAGAAAAAAGTAATATTTATATAAAAGACACAATAAAATGGCAGTATTAGATCCTAATGAAATAATGTTCACCGCTTTTGAACCAAAAGTTCAAAATAGGTTTGTAATGTTCATCAGCAATAACATCCCTGCATTCATGGTAAAATCTGTAAACGCTCCTTCTTTTGAAGATAACGTTATCAAATTAGACCATATCAATACTTACCGTAAGATTAGAGGTAAGAGAGAATGGGGAGATATGGATATGACATTATATGACCCAATCACACCTTCAGCAGCTAATGAAGTAATGGAGTGGGCTCGTTTATCCTACGAATCAGTAACCGGAAGAGCTGGTTATTCAGACTTCTATAAGAAAGACCTTACCCTACAAATGTTAGGACCTGTTGGAGACATCGTTTCTGAATGGGTAATCAAAGGAGCTTTCCTAAAATCAGTAAACCAAGGTAGTTTAGCTTGGAATAGTGATGAAGTTGTTGACCTAAGTATTACGGTTGCAATGGACTATTGCGTTCTCAACTACTAATATTGTCTTATATATACTCAAGACCCGGCTTACTGTCGGGTTTTGTGGTTAAAAAAAGTTTTTTTTAGTATATTTATATATATAAAATGTTATTACAAAAATTATGAGTTTAGATACTAAATTCCCTACAGAAATTGTTGAGTTACCTTCAAAAGGTCTACTATACCCAGAAGATTCACCACTAGCAAGTGGAAAAATCGAAATGAAGTATATGACTGCTAAGGAAGAAGACATTCTCACCAATCAGAACTATATTACTCAAGGAGTAGTTATAGATAAACTAATACAATCACTTATTGTTGATAAAACCGTTGATTACTCTCAGTTATTAGTGGGAGATAAGAATGCACTACTAGTTGCTTCACGTATTTTAGGATATGGAGCTGAATATGAGTTTGCTTATGGTGGTCAGAAACAAATTATTGACTTATCTTCACTAGAAAACAAAGAACTAAAAGAAGATTCTTTTACTAAAGGTAAGAATGAGTTTGATTATACATTACCAGCTACAGGAACTAAAATAAAATTTAAGTTTTTGACTCATGGTGATGAAGTTCTTATTGATGAAGAGATTACAGGTATTAGAAAAATAAATAAACAGGCTTCCCCAGAGATTTCTACTAGATTGAAACATATGATTGTAGATGTAAATGGTGAAACTGATAAGAATAAGATTAGAGAGTTTGTAGACAATGCATTCTTAGCAAGAGATGCTAGAGCATTTAGAAAATACATTCAAGAACTTCAACCAGACATCAACTTGAAGTTTTACCCGGAAAATAGTCCGGAGGAGGGGGTAGATATCCCTATTGGGATTACCTTTCTTTGGCCTGACGCCTAATTACAGAAAGAACCTATTTAGACAGATACACGAAATTCTGTTTCACGGTAAAGGAGGTTATACTTTTGAAGAAGTATACCTTATGCCAATATGGTTACGTAATTATACCTTCCAGCTTATCAATGAGTTCTATGAAAAACAGGCAGAGGAAGCAGAAAAGGCTTCCGGTAAGCAAACACTTGCTAACAACAATGCCTACGGTCCTGATGTAAAGAAACCTACATACAGTACCAAGTTACGAAAGTAAACTATTTATAGTATATAACTCACTATGGAGGAAGAACAGTTCGGAGCATCTCAACAAGATGTAACCAATCAAAAATCTCTCAATGAAGAGATAAGAGAGTATCGACAGATGCTCAGTGGTATCGGCAGTGAACTTGGCCGACAGGCATCCGCCCATGCTGCAATCAATAGAGAACTTAGAGGATTAGATAGTATTGCAAAACAGATTCAAGCTGATGAACAAGACATATCTAAGCTAAATACAGAAAGAT